CCTTTGATGAACTCATCAGAGAAGTTAGCTTTCGAGAAGCCTAATCTATCTACTAGTTTGACTGCGTTCTTACCCATTCTATCGATAGCGACAAAGCCTTCTTGCTCTGTAATCTTATAACCATCGGCTGTCTTGAGGAACGTATCGATACGTTTTGCTTTATCTAGTTTCTTAATCAGATGCAGTTTAGCATCTGCAATCATGTTGTACAATTCAAACAACGCAACGATCTGGCTCTTGGGTGTATTAGAGAAATACTTTAAAACGTCTTTACGTTTGTCTTCCCAGTTCTGCTTAGACTTTGCTGTCTTCTTGCTATCGATTTCTTTTTGATAGTACCCGTAAATATGATCTACCATATCATCGATGAAACGAGGAATGCCTTTGATCTTTTCGTTAGCACGTACCTTTGAGTTGATGTATACTTTTATACGTTCTTTAAGTGCATCGTTATTAGCAATGTCTTCAAACGTGTTACGCTTAATCTTATTGAACTGCTTACCAGCGTTTGATAGCAACTTAGTCACTATAGCAGTTTCTTTCTTTGTCATAGTCGCTTGACCTGACACATCTTTATACATTGCGTCTACTGACCAGACTGCTTTTGATTCTTTTTGTTTGCTTGCGATCTCTTTTCCAAAACTCGCTGACATTGATTCAAAAGAGTCTCCTCGGTAAGTAGTGTGCCATACCACTCCGATTTCAGATCGCAATATTTTCTTAGCAAGATCGCTCTTTTCTGGTATCGCATAAACAATGGTATTAGGATGGAAAGTAATATACGACTCTCCATCAATAGTCTTTTTTCGTAAATCTTCTTTCGCATATAGGAAATCACCTTGCACAACTCCTTCAATTCCTAACGCTGGTATGTGTTTCAACGCTAGTTTCAATTTTGTATTCAAATCACCACTTGTATCATCATCGATGTCTGCATTAGTTTTATAAACTTTTGGGTTCTTATTAAAGATACCTTTCTTAGCAACAAAGAACTTACCATCGCTTGGATCTTGACCGCAGAAGATAGCTGGTGCGCCATCCCATTTAACAGTTACATTCACAGGTGCTTTTGTATCGCCTGCTAACATATCACGTAACGCTCTTAGATAGTTGATTGACTGTCTAGTACCTTCGATACCAGCATTGAGAATATTATCCTCAATGTGTTCCATGTGAGTGTTCTTGTCTTCAACTAAGAATGATGATAAGCGTTTCATGTTATGCTCCAAATAATTTCTTTACGTCTGCCGGGTTGTCTAAGTTATATTTAGACTTTGCTTTTGTAAGCATACGACCTTGTATTCTTAAACCTGCTGTTCTTGCTGGCGTCTTAGGATCTGTAGGAAATGATAACTTACTACCACCAAAGCGTAAACCAAGTTCAACTTGTATCTCTGCTTTTAGTTCAGGTACATCTAGCTTGAATGGATTCTTACCCATGTAGAACAAGCCTGCGCCACCGATGTTAATATAATAAACACCTTTCTTGTTGTAGTGTTTAATGATAAAACTAATAGGAGCTTTGATGTTTGTAGCAATCTTTCCTGTAAGACCCTTCTTCTTTAAATTGTTACGTGCTTCTACTGATACTTTGATCGGTACGCCACGATTTTGTTTGTGAAACTCTTTAGGCTCTTCTTGATGACTAGCTTTAATATAGTTGTCAACGTCTTTAGCTTTCTGTTTCATAATAGGCATGAACAAATCTAAATCGTCTAAGTCCATTTCTTTTGTAGGTGTGAACGTACTAGTGTCCATATCATATCTAAATGATGTACCACCCATCTGTTCTTTAGAACTTAGTTTGATTTCGATGTTGAATGCTTTGCCATTGTAACTTGCTTCGATATCACCTGCACCTTGATTACTGAAACCCGCCGCTGGTTTATCACCAACATTCAATCCTGGTATGCCAGCATCTACCATTGACTTGTATACTTTATTTTCGTATTCAAGACCTTTGGCGCCTACTGTCTCAACAATATAGTTTTTAAACGTTAATGTCATCGGGTTGTTACTACCTTTACATTCTTATTAATTCGTGTCGCCGCAACTGCAAGAACACGTAAACCTGGTCGTATCTTCGAACCCTTACGTGAACTATCATTACGTATTAGAAAATAGATATCTGAAGTGCCCTTAAGGTCTGTCATCTTATCTATAATTTTAGTTGCTTTGACTTCTAGCACATCACCAGTTTTAGATAGCACAAAGTCAGAACTTCTAAACGTTCTTACTATAACGAAGCCTTTGCCTAGAACATCACTTCCAAATACAACTGCTTCTTTTTCTTTCTTATTAGCAAGTACGCCAACATTAGGTGTCATATAGTTAACAGCACCTTTCTTTGTAATGCTAACTTCGCCTCTTGCTTCTAGTCTATCTACAATCTTCTTAGCTGTTGGTGCCCAATAACTATCTGCGGATTCCCACATCTCTGCGTTATCTTTCTTAATAGAGATTGGTATCTTTGTACCATCTTCTAATACTAATCGCACATCTGCTTTCTTACGATTAGATGTATCACGCCCAACTTCTTCAACGTCTACAACATCTTTATATGTGTACGTCTTACGACCATCTGTAATCTTAACAGTCATCGGTCCACCTTTAGTAAAGTGTGTGATGCCTGCAATCATTGTATCTTCGTTATCAAGACCTGCTGACTTCTTACCTTGCTTAGATGCTGGTCGTGCTTTGATCGTATAGATACCAACTACAACTGCTCCAACAGAAGATGCACCTTTATCGGGATCATAGACTGCATTCAAGTCTTTCATCTCTTTAGTAATCTTCTCTAAAGCGTCAACTCGGTTAGTGTCAATCAGAACACTTATAGTACGAGAGGACTCACGCTTTAAATTCTTGAAACCCATTTGCTTCAAGCGATTTTCCATCTCATCAGTTGTCATTGATGCTTCATTGATGAATTGAGCAAATGTGATTGCCATTGTACTACCTATCCTAAGTTAACAACTATATTTATATAATACAAAAAAAGAGCGCCGAAGCGCCCTTTGATCTCGTACTACTTAGCCATTCTTGCTATCTCTATAGCTTGTTCTTGGTTTGTAATAGGTACTGCGTTTGACTTATGCATGGTGGCGATTCCAACGATGTAGTCTCCTGTGTAGACTTGTCGCTCTTTTCGTCTTCCTGCTTGCGGAATTCCATGAACTGGGCTCTTCGTCTGGCTTGGTATCGTATTCTGTTTGTGAATTGTTGGCGACGGTGCATATGGTACAAATTCCTTTTTCTTAAGTTTGGACTTACCACTTATATATGTAACGTATTCGTCTAACGTTTCAAACTGACATGAATGCATTGCCTTGCGGCGCATATCTTTATTATATCTACGCCACTCTGACTCAACTTCTTTTAATCGATTAGCACTCAGACCTTTCTTACGCTTCTTTGTATTGAGACTAGACATGCCTCGTACAAGATGCATAGTCATTACATACGACCTGAAGTCACTTGAGCGACACCTTGTTCGCTGTACTGGGCGTGAACGGCACGTGATTGCTCTTGCGTCAATCCCTCGTAGCGTTCTTTTTCACCTGTTGCAAAATTCATAATTGCTTCAACATACCACATTATATAGTCTCCATTTGTTTATAATCAACTAAGTCAAGCAAACGCTCAACTAACTTACGACCATACTCTGTGAACAAGATACCTTGATTCCAAACCCAGTGTTCAACACACTGACCAGAGTAAAAGTCTTCACCTTGAAGTAACCACCGAAGAGCAGTTTCTTCATCTTTAGCGCCCATCGCAATCGTGTCTTGGACTAATGCTTTGAACTCAGCGAGATCAGCTTGCTTCTCTGCCTCACGCTCAATAACAGCTTGATCTAGGGCTTTACACGTGTGATCCCACATCTCCTGACGCTCTGCATCAGTTGTATCTTCGTCATAGAACGCATGATGTCTAGGACGAAAGCCATAAGTGTCTTTGTATAGATCAGAAAAGATATCTGCTTCAAATGTGTACTGTGTCATAGCGAATCGCTCCTTGTCATTGTTAGTATACTATACTACGATCAAATGCATTTGTCAAGGTTTATTTTGGTATATATCGTAAATAAAAGAGTATGGCGCACCACTCAGTTTTTGAGCAGTGTACAGCATATGTTCTTCATCAGGCTCTTCTAAAGCACCCTCAAGAATGTGGGCTTCAGCTAGAGCTTCTTCAATCATTTCCTTAGTGCTTTTCTCTACCACAATACACCTCTTTGATAGTTTTAAGTTTCTGTTCTGTTCGATTAGGATACTCGCCTGTATACTTTGCGTACCGTAAGTCATCGTGGCTTAAGTAGTCTTTATACTCATGTTCAATTGCATCCCAGTTTTCAATTATAGCTTTCGATAGCCTCTCTAGTCTTAGATCAGTTAAGATCGGATCATTATGACTATTGCCATATGATCCTAAGATGTACCAAGGTACCGATGTACTTACGTCATCATCAACATTATCAAGGCAAGCCTTATCGATTGCCATTAGATTTTGATGTTCCAATAGTTAGCCTTTCTTGCTATTACCAGGTAATGCTTATTTATTCAATATAAACTAAGTTGAGGCGTTTGTCAAGCACTTTTTACCAAAAAAATAAAATAAATTTATATTTAATCGATATTAAGATATTTTTTTGTATAAATAAGCATGGGTGCGTGTAGTACGTGAAAACAACGTAAGAGGCAAGTGTTTGAGTAATCAATCAACAGGAACAGCAGGTGTCACATCAAGTATGTCCGTGGGGTTCGGACCTGCCACGTATCAAGTTAAGAAATAAGGCAATTGGTTGAAAAAATCAGTTGCCTTTTTTCTTGGCTTGTCGAATCCCTAAGCAAAAGAATGCAGGGGTCAGTCCATTGAAACCTGAACCTAAATTAAGACCCCTACATACAGCCCTAGCTTCTTTCTGACATTCATAAATGCCTACTGTAAGCTTAGTAGCTTTTTCTACGATTTGATTATTTCTCTTGCTTGGTACTACACTGTAACTCACTATTTGAACCCTTCAAACTTTGGTTTGTTCTTCTTGCGAAAATTAACTACACCACCAAAGTCATCACGTTCAGAGTTTACTCGTTCACCAACTGCACCACGATCCATTGTAGGTCTATCATCTACTAGGTCGTCTTGTGCATCTTCTTCTGCATCAAACAAACGCATCTTTGATCTGTCGATACCTACTACAAATCGTTTGAGATAGTTAGTATCACCCCATCGATTTTTCAGTTGCTTGATGAGTAGTTGACCTAGACCTTCTAACTCTTCAGTAGATATCAAACCAAACATAAAGTCGGCAGTAGCGGGTAGACCGAAACTCTCAGAGGTGTCTTCGAGATTTAAGTCTGAACTGCTATAACCAGTTCTTGTAGTTTGGGTTGCAGACATGATAGGAATATTAAACTCTACAGCAAGACCACGTAGCTCTTCAGCAATGGCTTTGATAAGTGTGTATGAATTTACATTCGCACCATATTTCATGCGAGAACTTGTACAGATGTTTAGATAGTCGATATAGACTACATCAGGCGTGAAGTTCTTCTTTAGGCGTAGTTCATTAAGAAGATGGCGGAAGTGTGCTGATCCAGCACTAGCAGTTGGGTATTCCTTGACAATGAGTTTGCCTGTTGTTTTAGCCTTAACTCTATCAAGCCGTTTGACATAGACATCTTTAGGAACATCTTTCAGTTCATCAATTGTCAGGTCAAGAAGGTTAGCATCGATTCGCTCTGCAATTCGTTCTTCCGCCATCTCCATTGTTATATATAAAACATTCAATCCCTGCATCATGTTAGCCGCCGCACAATGGGTCATGAATAAAGTCTTACCCACACCTGTACCTGCGAGTGCAATACTCAGAGATTTACGAGACAACCCACCCTTAGTGATCTTGTTAAACAACTCAAGGTCGAAAGGTATCTTGTCTTCTTTTGTGTGATAGAACTGATATCGATCTTCAGCATTCTCTACGAAGTCGTGACCAATGTTACTATCAAAAGATACGCCTAAAGCACCAGACAGAAGTTCTGGAATAGAACCCTTGTCTAGGTCTTTGTGTTTACCATCTAGAACTAGAATGGATTCACGTACAGCATTATAGATTGCTTTGTCTTGACAGAACTTCTCAGTCTTGTCTACAAGCCAATCTAAATCAGTCTTTTCATCATACTTGATATCATCAATGATGTTATTGACTTGTTTGAACATCTCTTCATTGAGGTTGTCTTTCTCACCAACCGCAATACGCAAGGCTTCTGCTGTGGGAAGCCCATTGTATTTGTCAATATACATTGCGATCTCTGAATAGACGATCTTATCACTTTGCTGATCAAAGTATTCGTCTTTCAAAAAGGGCAACACTTGTCGGGCATAATCTTCATTGAAGACTAGCCCAGATAGAATTGTGTTCTCAATCATTACTCACCTACTGCTTGGTCGATTTCCTCTTGTACCTCTTTGTCAGTTTCATCTTCTGACATAAGAGCCGTTCCACCTACAGTATAACGGGTTTTGATTGATTCTGCAAGCTTTGTTTTGGTAAACATCATTTTCCAAAACTCTGAGTTTGAATTGATATCTTTCGCTCTCATTAGTTTGTCACTTAGCACTTCACCAGTCTCTGGATCTATCGCTTCGTACCAACCAACTTTAGGCTTAGTAATATAACCCAACTTCTCACTAATGTCAAGTAACCCTGACCACTTACTGATACCACCTTCGAAGGTCACAGTCACAGGTATCTTAGACTTCTCACGTACATGTCGAGACTTCTCAATATTAATGATGAAGTGATACCCTTCAATCTCTTGACCAACTTTCTCTTGTTGACGACCAATGATCCAGATAGCATCGGCAGAATAGTATGCACCAGTACCACCAGATACGATATCTTTCGGGAACAAACCAATCTCTTTGTAAGTGTGATTGACTGCTACGAGTGGAATATCTTTCAAGTTCAAGTGTGGTGTAATCATTCTGAACAAAGACTTCATTTGCTTTGCACGTGACATATCAGCAACAGACTTACCATCCATCGCATCAGTAACTTCTTTCTTAGATGCAAGGTTACCAATCGAGTCAATAAGAATTACAACTTTATCTTTCTTATCGATACCGTCAAGTTGCTTCATAATATCAAACTTCAACTCTTCGACATCAGTGATAGGCGTATGTACAACACGTGCCATATCAATGCCAAAACTTTCGAAGTAAGACTGTGGTGTACCAAACTCACTATCATAGAACAAGATAACTGAGTCATCATACTTCTTCTGATATGCGGCAGCCATCATTAGCGCAAACGCAGACTTAAAGTGTTTTGATGGACCAGCAAGCATTAGCAAGCCAGGTGTTAGACCACCATCGACACGACCAGACAATGCTACGTTCACCATTGGTACTGGTGTTGTAGCCATATCTTTCTTACCAAAGACTTTCGAATCCATGATAGGAGCCGTCAGCTTGCTGGTAGAGTTCTTCATAAGTTTTTCAATTAACGACATTCATTTCTCCATTACATAGTTAATAGTTGGTATAATAT